AAGAAATTAGAATTGGAAAAAGCAAAGAAGAATTAGCGAGAGAAATGTTTGAGGTTGATTCTTTATTAAAGACTATACACTTGCAGCTTGACAGCACTGCAATGGACTTTAACAGAATATATATAAATGCACAAAAAATAAACAATGGACATTAGTGAATTAATCCCAGGAATATTTGCAATTGCGGTTATGGGTTCTTTGATTTACGCGATAAACAAAACAAAATAATGTATGAATTTTTAATAGGGCTAATTCTCGGAATACTTATAGGAATTGAAGATGTGGGTGAACCTGTTCCGTATCAAACCATTACTTACACTGATAGCGGCAGGGTTGTAAAGGTTTACAACACTAGCGCATTTAAATATCGCTATATGGCTAACGCATATGCTGTGGGTTGGAATACAAACAATTATCAATACTGGGAAACTAAAGATTTTATTAGGCCTGTATACACAAAAAGCATTGTAATTAATAAAAAGCCTAAACCAAGACCAAAACCGAGGACTGAAGATGACAACTAAAGATTGCTGCTGCTGTTGCTGTGGATGCAAAAATGGCTAACGCAATTAGCGAAGATGCTCAAATTCACATTTCTGTGGCTTTTCTTATTAAAGCAATGGTGGCAGTTGCGGTTGTTACTGGTAGCTGGTATCAAGCGCAAATGAAGTTTGCAGAGCAGGAAAGAAGAATTAAAGATTTGGAGAATAAAGTTACTGTTTTAAATGCTGCTGTCGAGGGAATTGAAACTCAGCACATACAGAAACTTGAACAAGAAAACAAAACCCTAATGGAAAGATTAGGAATTAAAAGAAAATAGGAGCTATAATGGCAAAAGAAAAAGAAAATAACCAACCTTATGTCACTATTGATGGAGTTGATTACGAAGAAAGTCAGCTTGATGAGAATCAGAAGCTTATGGTACAACACCATAATGATCTAAGCAGAAAGATAGCAAATGCGACTTTCAACTTACAACAGATGCAGTTTGGCAGGCAGGCTTTTGTTGATGCTTTAAACGCATCTTTGAAAAATGAAAAACCAGCTGAAGAAAAACCATCAAAGTAGCATAATAGATAAAGCCATAACCTCGGCTATGTTTGTTATGTCTATTATAGTAGCCTTTAGCGTTAAAGAAGATATGTATTTACCAGTTTCTTTAGGGGCGCTGGTAGTAATTGGATTAAGAGCAACTAAGAAGGTGTTAGATGATTGAAACATATGCCGAGTATGGCGCAATAGGGGTAATTGTAAGCCTCTTTGTAATAATGATAATGAATTTAATTAAGAGCCAAAAATTACAAAATGAAGATTTAGACCTTATTAGACAGGCCATTGCAAAGTCTGAGACTAAAATGAGCAACGTTGAGTCTATCGTTTTAAAAATGTTAGATCGTTGGAATAAGTCTGATGATACAAGCCAAAGACATAGAGAAGATATTGTTAAAGAACTAAATGACGTAACTGATGATTTGGCTTATTTAAAAGGTAGAATTAATGGCAAATCAAGCTAAAAAGGTTTTGTTTGTCGTGTCTCGCCCAGCTGACTTTTGCCTCCTTAAACAGTCGGTTCAGCTCTGCCGGACTGTGTTGGCTGGGCATTCTTTTGTGGAATATTATGGCTAAAAATATACCAGTACAAAAATATAGAGATACTGTTCTTTTAGAATTAAAGTACATAAAAGAGATGGTAGAGAAAAACGAAGCATCTCTTAGTAAACTAAATGGAAGAGTCAGGGATAATGAAAAAGACCTTGAGAGGCTCAAAGGGGTCACTTCGGTTGTCAGTGTAGTTTTCACTGGGTTCATTGCTTGGCTTTTTAAAATGAAAGGATAACTATTATGGAATGGTTAAGTTGGTCTAATTTTGCATACCTGGTCGCGATTATGGTTGGTGGCTGCATTACATTTGCTGCAACCAAATATCGCAAGGTATTAAAAGAGATACAAGAAGCATTGAATACATACCACGAGGCTGCTAAGGATGGCGAAATAACAGAAGAAGAGCGTAACCGCATAGTAAAAGAGGTTCTCGACGTAGCGCAAGCTGGTGTAAAAATATTTTGGCGTTGGTAATATTGTCATTATATGCCGTTCAACGCAATAGATGACGAAGGCAACTTTCTAAGTTGTCCTGAGTGCGGTTCGTCGCACTTAAATAGGCAGGGCTACAAGACCTTACGCAGTGGTGAGGCAAAGCAAAGATGGAAATGCGTAGCTTGTTCTTACAAAACAGTATCTCCTATACGAAATAGCAAAGATACTATTGTCGAAAATGTCCGTTTAAGTAAACAAAAGCAAAGCTATCAAGACCGAAGCAGGATAGAACGTAAATCATTTCGTGAGTATGCTAGGCTAGAAAATGCCGTAACACAATTAAACGCAAAACTTATAAAGGTTCTTGAAAAGCAACAATTAACACCATTAAAAAAGGACAAAAAAGAAAATCCTAAATGCGTAGGTGTGCTGCAGCTTTCGGATAACCATTTAAATGAGCGTGTAGACCTTCCACATAACACCTTTAACTATACAGTAGCTGGAAAACGCTTAAAAATGCTGGTAGAACGCGCTAAAACCTTTTTTAGCACATATAAGGTGTCTAATGTTCTTATTGCCTTTACAGGCGATTTATTAAACTCTGACCGCCGATTAGACGAATACCTTACAAATGCAGGCAATCGTTCAGGGGCATTGTTTAGCGCTGTGGATCTGTATCAACAATTGATAATGGATATGCAAAAAGACTTTAACCTATCCGTGTTAAGTGTTAGCGGCAACGAGTCCAGGGTAAAAGAAGAATATGGATGGGTAGATGTTGTAGCCACCGATAATTATGACCATACAATTGCTAATATGTTAAGGTATTTGTTTCGAGAAAGGCGTATAGCTTTTATAGATGGTGACCCTATGGAGAAAATAGTTGACTTAGCAGGTCAAAAGGTATTGTTCCTGCACGGACACGGACGCATTAAAGCAAATCACGAAACTTCTGTTAATCAAATAAAAGGCGTGTATTCATCAAGAGGTGTTAAAATAGACTACGTTGTATCAGGCCACGTTCATTCAGCCCGTGTTGGCGATACATTCGCTAGGTCAGCTTCATTAGTTGGTGCTAACGATTATAGCGAAAAGGCGTTAAACTTAGAAGGCCGCGCTTCGCAGAATTGTTTTGTATTTCATCAAAACGGAAATAGGGATGGAATAAAGATAGATCTAAATAATGTAGATGATGTTACAAATGGATACGAAGTTCCTGAGGAAACAAAACAGTATCATTCTAAGTCTTATGAGAAGTTAAGAGAACCTACAACTATATTAAAAATACAGGTTTAGTGTGAAAAGAAAAAAAACAATAACTAGACACGATATAGTCAGGGCAGTTAATGCTTTAAATATTAGTCAAGAGAATATGCTGAAAAGAATAGAGATGCTTGAAAAAAATTTAGGCGACTATATTGAAATGAAAAATGACGTTAAAAGTCTAAAATCTTATAGAACTAAAAAAAAAGAAGGGAATCCATTATGGACAATTCGTTTGATGAAATGGTTGAAAGGATTATTGTCAGGGAAGGCGGCTCAAAATTAACACGCGACCCAGTTGACCCTGGCGGCACAACTAAATATGGAATTAGTCAGCGCGCACATAAGGACGTTGATATAGAAAATTTAACACATAAGAAAGCCGTAGATATTTACAACAAATATTATGTAAAGCCATCCAAAGCAGCATCATTTCCGCCTGAATTGCAGGAGATATATCTTGATATGGTTGTTAATATGGGTTATTCAAGAGCCGTTAAGGTTGTGCAGCAAGCAACAAATGCAAAAGGTGCAAAGTTAGCCGTAGATGGAAAGCTGGGCCCGAAAACATTAGCGGCTGTAAAAAAGAAAAAATTAGAAGCTGAAAGGCTAACCGCATACAGGCTATTATACTATTCTAAACTAATAACCAAGCGGCCTAGTTTGGAAAAATATTACTTTGGTTGGTATCGTAGATCAGTTGAAGTATAAACATTTCTCATAATATATTAGGCGAAATTCTTTTTTTGGCTTATATTCGAGGCAAAACAAAGGGCTACAATATGTTATTAAGAGCAAATCAAGTACGAGCAAAGTTTAACAAAGCCAATGTACAGGTAAGCGATGACACTATGAAATTAATTAATGATGTTGTTGAACGTGAAGTTCAAACAATGGTAAGTCGTTGTGTGGAAGGCAATGTAAAAAGATTAACTCCAGGGTTATTTTTTATTGCACTTGGCAATTTAAATACGCCAAGAGATTAAAATGGATAGAGAGCAGTTTCTTAAAGAAAGGTTGACTGGCCTTGGCGGTTCTGATATACATCACCTTTTTAATACAGAGCCATATGGTTGTAAGCGTAAACTTTGGTACGAAAAGACCGAGCAAGAGCCTGATTATCCAGTAGTTACTTCTAACGTAATGAAGCGAGGCAATAAGCTTGAGCAATTAATTAGAGATGAGTATTCTGAAGTTACGCAACGTAAAATACGTCGCGTTAACCGAATGATAAACAATGAGTATTTACCTTGGGCTATGTGTCATTTAGATGCAGAGATTGTATCTATTGACGACAGAGGCACTGGTATATTAGAATGTAAATCTGTTGGCCGTCCTATGTATTATAAGATTAAAGATGACGGAATACCTGATAGCTGGATATTTCAAATGCAGCATTATTTATTAACAACTGGCAGGCAGTGGGGTAGTTATGCTATTCTTTGGGCTGATAGCTGGGAGTTTATTAGCTTTGATATTGAAGCAGATAAAGAATTGCAGCGTTCTATTGAAGAAGCAGGAGAAAGTTTTTGGAGAATGGTGGAAAATGGCCCCGCTCCTGATAGGCTTGACGTTAAAGATAAACGCTGTAGCAATTGTGAGTTCAGGAATACTTGTCAGGGTGAGCAATTAATGAAATTAGCGAAAGTTGAGTCTGACGACATACCATTAGACAATTCACTTGACGTTCTTATGGAAGAATATGTTACAATGAAAGATCTGCAGCAAGAGGCTACTGAGCTTCTTGATGGCAAAAAACGTGAAATTCAAGAAGCGCTTGGAGATAGGGTGCTGGTAGATTGTACTGGATTTAGATTGTATTATAAACCTATTGAGTCTACGCGGTTAAAGAGCGCCGCATTAAAGAAAGACGACCCTGAAACATACGCTAAGTATAGCTACAAAAGCGTATCACGACCATTTAGAATTAAACCATTATAGGAGGTTATATGAGCAAAGAAACAAGCTTGGCAATGAAAGATGTTGACTTTACCCCAGGTCAAATCACTACAATTAAAGAAACAGTAGCTGTTGGAGCATCAGATAATGAATTAAGGTTATTTCTGTACCAATGCAGCCGAACTGGATTAGATCCATTAAGTAGACAGATACATTTTATTAAGCGTGGTGGTAAAGCTACCATACAAACCGGTATTGATGGCTTTAGGGCTATTGCAGAGCGCACTGGTAAGTATGCTGGTAATGATGATTATCTATTCAATAATGATATGTCAATGTTTGATATGTTAAAAGCAAAGATGGAGCACCCAATAACAGCTACAGCGACTGTGTATAAAATTGTAGGAGGTGTTAAAGTATCCTTCTCTGCGACAGCTATATGGGACGCATATTGTCCTAAGGGCGGTGAATCTTTTATGTGGAAAAAAATGCCTTATCTTATGCTGGGTAAGTGTGCAGAAGCATTAGCTCTTCGTAAAGCATTCCCCAATGATTTAAGTGGAGTGTATACAGAAGATGAGATGCAGCAGGCCAACGCACCTAAAGAAGAGGCTGTAGCTACAGCAACGCAAACTAAAACGCAAGAGCTAAAGAAAAAAGTTACTGAGGCAAAAAAAGTTGAAGCTGAGTTTGAGGAAGATAAGCCAATGACAGATGAGCAGCGTTCAAAGATTGAGGAGCTCGCTGATGATGAAAAATGCGCTAATGTAAAAGAAAAAGTGCTGGCTTGGTTAACTGGTTCAGTAAAAGACCATACTTACAATGCGGCAGAGCTTACAATAACAAAGCTTAAAAAAATAATATCTGAATGAGATATTACGAGGTTTCAGTTAGAACTTGGGTATCTGCCGACTTTAAAGGGCTATCGCAGGACGGACAATTGTTGTGGTTGTTTTTTTTATGTGGCCCTATTAAAACACCATTGCCGGGCTTTTACAGCGTAGGTGTTGGTGCGTGCTTAGATCATCTGCGCTGGGACTCAGAAAAATTTCATTATGCATTTAAAGAGTTGCAAGACAGAGGTATGCTTTTATTTGATGATGACAATAATGTCATTTGCTTACCTAAATGGGCAAAGTATAACAGACCACCTTCAAATCCTAACGTTATGAAAAGCTGGTTGTCTTTACTCGAAAACATTCCTGATTGCGATTTAAAAACAAATTACATTGAAAGATTATCAGAGGTTGTTAGACATTTAGAACCTTCAATACAAAAGGTGTTTGATAAGTGGGCTGCAATGTATGGTATATCTATAGAAAACGTAGAAGATATGGAGATAGAATACAGTGTCTGATTTTAATAAACCTTATAAAAAAATGACTGACGACGAGAAGCGTGAGTACTCTAAATTTATACAAACAAAGTACATTAACGATTTTGATGGATACTTGCGCGTGTTAAACAAAGGCAGAATTTCTTTGCATAAACGCCAAATAATAGAGTGGGTAGAGGCATTACGCGAGTTTACTCCGGAAGTTATAGATAGCGGCTGGAAACAATTTATACAATTATTAAGACCTAATTTTTTGCCTTCTATTAAAGATGCCATAGATCATTTCAAGATTAAAGAAGCACCAATCAGGAGTAGAGTAGTAAAGGAGCCTGAAATTGAGGTTAGTGAAGAAGATAGGACTGATATAAGAAGGTTGATGCAGTTATGTAAGCAATATTCTGCACTTGGACCTATTGCTTTTCATCGTGAATGTATTAAATTTTACAACGAGATGGCTGACAAGGAAAAAGATATAAACAATAAATCATCATTTAAACAAGCGGTCAGGGAGCACACAAAACTATTGAAAGAAGCAGAGAACACGCCTGAATATAAATCAATACAACGAAAGCGCGAAGATAGTGTGATGGACGCACTTGAAGAAGCTTTTGATACTGACCCTATATATCGAGGCAACAAAAGTCCAATTTAAGGAGGTCTTATGTCTTACTATAATACAAACAATGAAACCGGTAGCACTCTCAAGATTAGCTGGGATAAAACGAGTAAGCAAAAAAAATTAATTTATAGTATTTTTGCTGATGGGAGTGTGTTTGCACCGCATCAAGTAGAGCAAATACTAAAGTCAAGGTACGATGTTAGCTACCCATTGACTTCTGTGCGGCGAGCAATAACAGACTTGACTGCTGAGAATTTTTTAGTAAAAACAGATCTAATGGTTAATGGTAATTATGGTAAAAAAGTACACACTTGGAGGTTAGCGTGACTGGTATATCTACGTTTATTGCAAATATGTTTATTTTAGCTATAGCAGCTGTTTTATGGTTGGTGGCAATAGTAGGTGCTTATGTTGTATTTAAGAAAGTATATGAAGAAATTAGGAGGGTTAGATGAGCAAAGTAGCGTCAGCTACCATTAAATGCACAGAGTCTGAGCTTGTGCTGTTAATTAATAGCCTGGAAATGACCACATCCGCTAAAGTGCCGTGCGTTGAAGGTGGCGAGTGGAAAGCTCCCTACAAAACACTAAAAGCAGATTTGTTAAGCATTAGAAATCAATTGATTGAACATAAAAGACTACAAGTAATTGAAGGAGATATTGATGGGCAGTCAAAATAGCGACGATCATATTTCAGTTTTTGGCGCAATCTCATTATACCGCTACTTGTTATCGGTAGGTAGAATAAAAGAGAACGGCGCGGCTCATAAAAGATTAGGCGTATTAGAAAAAAGATATAAAAATGGTGATAAGTATTTTGCGAAAGTCAATAAATGAAATATTACCGATTATCCATTATTGTAAATGCACCTTTTAAAATTAAAAAAGAGAGGCAGTCATTAACTGCAGCGCCGCAATTTACAATACCCGCAAAAATTGTTTATAGTTATGCAAACTATTGAGACATATCCTAATTTTTGCAAACACGAATCTTGTTTTAAACCGGCAGAATATCAGTTTACAGATTACAAGGACGGAAAAACAATTACATTAGGTTATTCTTGCCAAGAACATTTAGACGAGAATCAAAAAATGTTTAAACAAATAAGCGAGTCAAAAAAAGAAAGAGGAAAAAATGGCATCAGATAAAATATATATCAATATGTGCTGGTTAAGAGAAAAGGTATTCGACGATGGTGGTAGTGTAATTAACTGCGCATTTAAAGTTGATGAGCTACAAGAACACGCTGACGAAAAAGGTTGGGTGAATATGGTGATTAAAAAACGTAGAGAACCGAACGAAAAAGGATACACTCACTATGTACAATTAGACACTTGGAAACCTGACGGCTCACAAATACAAAATACTGAATCAGAGGCTGAGCAATCACAAACAAATGACGATAGCAAATTACCCTGGGACGATTAAACACATTGGCTAAAAGCATAAAAATAACTATTGAGGGCAAACCATTAGCCCAAAAAAGACATAAATTTGGCAGGGGCTTCGTTTACGATCCGTCTAAGAAGGATAAAAAAGACATTATCCCTCTGTTCAGACAACACCTCGGTTCATTTCTAACCTCCGATCCCGTGAGCGTCGCTCTTGCCTTTTATATGCCTATCCCTAAAAGCTACCCTAAAAAGAAGAAAGAGATACTTTCTTTAGAGGGTACACCGCATACCAACAAGCCCGATATAGACAATATGATAAAGCTGTACTTCGATTGTTTTGATTTTGATGATAAGGTTATATACGAAACGAGGGCTCGGAAACTATACTCTCCGAACCCTCGTGTTGAGATTACAATAGATTATTAAACTAATAGCGTATAGGCTATATCAAATAATACCCATATGATAAAAGAGGTCATTATTATCAGCATTACGTAATTAAGTGTTCGCTCCAATCTGTTCATTTGGCTTGTGTCCTTCTTTTATGTGGATATTTATCTTTCCGTTTAAATTATAAAGTGCTTGTTCTAACTCAGTCATTTGACCAATCATTTGCATAAATTGTTTAGATAAACTATTCATTCTGTCATAGACTTCATTAAGCTCTTGTCGTGTCTTATCTGTCATCTCTTTTTCCTTTTCTTTATTTATACGATTCCAATCAACACCTTTTCTTGGAAAAGGTCTTTTAATGTATGCCATTGTTAGGCCCTGTTCTTCATAGTATATAAAGAAAGCCTCATTGGCACAACAACCGTTAAGTTACAAACATCACAACAACGACCTTTATTTACTGGCTCTGCGTTGTTGCCCTTATCCCATACAACTTCATTCGTATCAGGGTGGCGTAAAGGCTCAATTTTACCCTTACAAATGCTACATTTTTTCATACTTTGCTCCTTGTTTTTTTTAGTTTTCTTTTCTTGACCTGATTCGCTGTCCGCCCATTAGACTTTAGCCAATCATTTAATTTTCTTTTGCTTCTTTTAAGATCCTTTGCGGCTCGATTAGGCATTACTCACCTCACTTCCTAACTGCTTTTTTATTTTATGTTTCATTTTATCACTTTCTTTTTTATCAATACCTACAATTATAAAATGGCTATCAAAAAAATCTTGCTCTTCACAATGCTCCTTACACTCAGAGCATATATCGGATAAAATCATATTTGCATCACAGCACTTGCTTCTAGCCATCACTTCACCTCACTTTCTAAAGGCTCAACACTTTCAGTTTCCCATTCTATTTCGCCACACTCTCTATCTTCTATTTGTTTGCAATTTATCCAATTATATGCATCGTCCAAGCTGTCTGCCTCTATAATTATATCGTGGTATATTATTTCTCGTGCTTCTACTTTGTACTTAGCCATCACTCCACCTCACTTTTTTTCATTT